CTAACTCTTGTGGAGTTGGTCCAAATAAACTAGATACGATTCCAGCCATAATTATACTCCTGAATAAGGTGAAAGTCTTAAACCACCTGATGCTGGGGCATAACTAGTCATGCTACCACCATAACCACCTCCAGTAGGTACATATCCCCCACCACCACTGCTAAATAAACCACCTAGTTTACTAAATGGATTAAAAGCACTTACAGTGGAACCAATGAGACCACCCCAGAATCCAAGTCTATTAGCTTGGTTTTGAGCTTCAATTTGAGCATTAGCTTGATTTACACCAGTGACATTCTGACCTGCTTGTAATGAATATGGTATAAACTGGTTAGGAAGACCAGCAATATTAATACCAGTACCTAATAAACCTGCAGCAGTTGTTAATGGAGCTGTAGTAAGTTCTTGACCGGTACCATAGAAACCTAAAGCATTTCTAAGATCATCAATTTGTTGTTGTCTTGCTCTATCTTCAGCACCTAAATAAATATTTCTATTAGCTTCTTCTCTAGCTTTAAATAAAGAATATTGTTCAGGATTAATATATCCACCACCTGATACACCTACACCAGCTCCAGTTCTACCTGTTTTAAACAATGTATCAGCTAATCTAGATTCTTCTGCAGCTCTTTGTGGCTCCATACCAGCAAGTACTTGATTGTAATAGTCTCTAGTCTTAGCACCAATATCTACTCCAGCACCTCTAGCAAATAATCCTCTACCTAAGTTAGATACATCAGTAGCAAAACCCATTTGCTCTGTAGAAGGAAGAGCTCTTTCAGCAGCAGAGGTATATAAATTAAACCATTTTTGTAGCTCTGGAGATAGGGCTGTAGTTACTCCTCCACCACCTGAAGGTGTCACTGTGCCATAAAGAGTAGTTACTGGTGATGCTGAATAATCAGGAATTTTAGGAGCATCCTCACCACCAAGAAAATCTGTTACAAAACTCATATTATACCTCTGTCTTTATAAAATTAATAACATCTTTTGTTCTACCAACTTCTTTAAAACCTAATCTCTTAACAAATGCTTCTGTTTCATGGTAAGTTGATGTTTCTACTTTACCATACTTTAGAAGGAGATTTTTCATAATACGCTTATACATCTTTAAAGGAAACCATCTACCTTTATATTCAGGAAGACAACCACAATGTATTCTATTCCCTTTAGTGAGTATTAATGCAACTACTTTATCATCTCTATATATGGGATAATATTCCCAAGTAGCTGCTTCCTCTAAAAACTTCTTTTTATTCTCTTTAGGACTTCCATATATCCTATAGAGAAGATTTACATATTCTATCTTACTCATTAACTCTTCATAATATAACATAAAGCGTAGTACGGAGGTAAATTAGCATTCGTACCACTTGAACCTGTTGTAGAGTTAGAGACTGTAATCCCTGTTGTAGATGTCCCTGTTGTAGAAGAAGTATAATTACCAAATACTGCATTTCCACCTGCTTGATATGGTGGAGTTAGCATTTGATTTACAGTATGATTATGTCCTGGGTCTGTTACTGTGGCAGTATGGGTATGACTTACTACAATAGCATCTGCACTACCCCCTGTTGCATTTACAGCATAAGTAGAACCAGCACCTACTATAAATTTATTACGCAAATCTGGTGTAGAATTTGTACCATCACATAAAACCCAACCACTAGGTATAGTTACTAAAGAACCTGACCATATAATAATACCTCCACTAGGAAATGAAGAAGCTACAGCTGTACTTACAAAAGCTGTTGTAGCAAGTTGTGTTGTATTAGTCCCTGCTGTAGCAGTTGGAGCTGTAGGAACACCAGTAAGTGCTGGTGAAGCTAAATCAGCTTTAGTATTTACAGCTACTTGTAAAGCATTAAATTCAGTATCAAATTCTGAACCTTTAATAATCTTTCCTGAATCATTTTCAGGCAAAGAGTCTTTAGCAAGAAAGTTAGTGGTTTTTGTATAGTTAGACATTATAAAATTTTCCCTGTTTTAAGATAGACATCTATTTTTTGTATTGATACTGGATTATCATTTACTGTAGCTTCAACTCCAAATTGTATTACTTTACCTGAGCCAGATAATGGCATTGATATTGAATTAACACCAATACCTGCTGAAGCATATTTAGATATATTATACTTAGCTGTAGTATTATATTTAGAAAATGTTTTATTACCTAAATTTTGTACAATACTTACAGATAAAGGATTTAAAGTATAATCATATCCATATTTAAAAGAAAAATCTTGATCTCCACTACCAATAACAACTAAGTTAGCTTTTTTAAGTAATTTAGTTTGTGTTGGTGCTCCTAAGTCTGAATTAGATGTATAATAACTAAAAGTATATGATGAAGTATTATCTAAATATCCTGTATATTCTGCAATACCATTTGGAACTCCTAAAAGAAGTTTTCTACTTTCTGTACTACAGAATGCTTTATATGTAATACCAGCATTATTACTCCAAATAGTAGCTCTAGCAGCACCATTAGAAAGAATATTTCTAAGGTCAAAATAAACCATTGTCTTAGAACCTGGGAATGTAATTAAGTAAAAAGCGTCTCTTTCAAAATAAGCACTTTTAATATTAGTTAATGTTTCTACAGATAAATATCCTACTAAGTCATCTCTAATATTAAGAGAAAGTTCACGAAGAGGCATAGAGTTTTCTTGAACTGTTCTATTAAAACTTCTTACACCACTTTTTGATAAGAAAATTAAATCATTACCTGTATTTTGTATTGAATCTCTTGCAATACATCCAACACCTTTAATAGTATCAGCTAATGTTATTGTAGAAGGATCATCAGCACCTTGATAAACTACAATGTTGTTTTTACAAAAAATAACTAAATATTTATTATGTTGAGCTAAAGCTACAATTTCATCATTCTGTCCTACTACACCACCAATATCTAATAGACCACTACCAGCTCCTGTAAAAGTAGCTCCATTAAGTAATTGACTATAAAAGACAGTTGTTTTATTATCTGTTAAGCCACCAACCCATATTCTACCAAAACTTGCTAATACTGTATCAGGATCAAATGTAGATACACCTGTAGGTGCTGTACCATAATCTGTACCAACTCGTTGAAAAACAAAAGGACCACTGTGAGCTCCTTCTCTATATACAAGCATTGTATTACCTGATTGAGCAGCAAAAGCATAAGATTCTGCAGCAGCACCACTACCTTCAGGAAGAGCAGCCCACTGCCATCTATTTCCTGTAAATGAAGGTTGTGTCGTTAAAGCAACAGGACCTCCTGAGTCAGCACCAAATACATACTTTCTTGTTAAAGTAATATTGTCAGTAGTAGAAAATAACTGTCCATTACCTGAACATAAATATAAAATATCTCCAGCTACTGTTTTAAATTCAAATATAGATTCTATATAATTATCTGTTCCTAATGAATTAGTTGCATTAGTTGGTAGATGTACTGTTACATTTCCACTTGTTGACCCACTTGTACCATGCGTAATTGTAAATGTATTTGTTGTAATTGCTGTAATTACAAATGCACCATCTGTTGCAGAACCTGAAGTAAAATCTAAATGAACTGTATTTCCAACTGCTAATCCATGAGCAGTATAAGTTACAACAACTGAAGTACCAGTTCTAACATAAGTAGCTGATAAACCATTTCTAGTTTGAGAAATACTTATAGTATAAGTTCCTGTACTACCTGTTGTCCCTGTTACTTGAGATACAATAGTTGTCCCAGCCGTAATACCTGATCCTGATATAGTAGTTCCAGGAGATAAAGTACCTGATGTTACAGAATGTACAGTCATAGTTGTTGTAGAAATTGATGATGTAAATATAGCACCACTAGTTGAATCTGTTAAAAGATCCCACCCTTTTCTAGCACCTAAACGACCATATTTATCAATAATACAATTATTAGCAATAGTAGCATAACCACTTTCAAGAGTAACTCCTGAATCTTGGGTATTTAACCCCATAAATCCAGGTGCAGTTATACTAGTAGTTTTTATTAATCCAGCCATTATGATAAATACCAAATAGTTTCTTCAGGTCTTTGTCCAGCTTCAATAGAAATATAATCTGATAACATACTTCTAAAGCGTTGCTCTTGTTCCATAAATCCACCATCTTCTCCTCGTTCACTAATTGCTCTTGCAATAGTTCCTTCAATAACTAAAGGAGCTGGGATAAGAAGAACATCTGTAGGTAGTTCTAAGTCCGCTTGTGGTAGTACAACATTAAATCTTAATTCATACACACCATCAGGTACTGGAAATACATCAACTTGTGTATCGCCATTAGAATCTACACCATTAAAATTATAAAAAGCTGGAGAACCTGTTTTAACTGGTGACATAAGAAATTGTCTATCAAACCAAGTACCATTTCTATTTTCCATGGTAACATTACTAGTGTCATTAATAACATTTAAAACTCTAAATGTTGTTTTAGAATTAGTAAAAACATAATTAAATAAGTTAGCCGAAGTTGTAGCTGTTAAAGTTGTGCGTAATGCACTCCAATTCCAAGAGTTCTCAATATCTCGTTTAACTTCATTAACTAAGTCTGCAATAAGAGTAGAATAAGAGTTAGCAGTAAGCGAATCAACTTGTTGTTCTCTTAATCTTCTTAAAACTCTATTGACAATTTCTAAATAAGTCATATGTTATTTTCCCAGTATATACAACAATTATACCATAATAATAGTAAATTGTCAACTAATTTCTTACCATTTTACCTTGTCAGCCCAATAAGCAGCACTCATCTTACCTTTAGCTATATTCTTAGCGTGTCTAGCTTTAAAAGACTTTTGTCTAGCTTTTTCAGCGTCTGTTTTAGGATGTGAACCAGCACCTCTAACTCCTTGTTGACCGAATCTAATAAGTTTTTCAGTTTCACCTACTTTAGCTAATACAGCATGACTCTTTGTAGGATGACTAGGAGTTCTTTTAGGTTTGTTATAACCTGAAAATGTTTCTTTACCTTTTTTAATCATTTCTTTTTCTTCGCTGTTTTAGCTGCTTGTTTAAATGCTTTTGCAGTAGGGGCACCTTTGCTTCCTACTTTACGCATCTTTTCTCCTGAACCAGCTTTTATTCTGGCTTGTTTAGCATGAATGTTAGAATAGAGTCCCATATTATTTCTTCTTTTTAGACATTCCAGCTTGGCTTAAAGCAATAGCAATAGCTTGTTTCTTACTTTTAACAATAGGACCTTTTTTAGAACCTGTATTAAGAGTACCAGCTTTATACTCACGCATTACTTTAGAAATCTTTTTCATCTTACCTGCTTTAGTAGTTGGCATCTTTTTCATTTAAACTCTCTCTTTCCTTTATTATCTATAATTAATGCTTGCTTCCTAGGAGTACTCCCTTTAACAGTTGGAATTGATAAATGTACCCAACTATCAAATTCTAATATAACCTGATCGTAAGGGACATTATCATCGACAATGGCTCTAACCACTGTACTAGGAGGCATTCCCTTGATATTAAAATCAACTGCACATCCTTCACAATGTTGTGATGTTTTACTTCCACCCACTGCTTCATTGACTTCTCTCGATCTATACCCTGAACTAATCAGGAATGGTTTATTAAATATCTTACGAACTTGCTCTAAAAAGAAAGCAAGTCTCTCTAAATTATCTTTTACTTTCTCTGAAGGAGTATTATCTAATCCCCTTCTACTTGCTACCTGACTAAAAGTAAGTTCTTCTAAACTAAAATTAGGACTTAACTTCATTTCTTCTTAATGTAGAACAAACTTCGTTCTCCGAATAAATAAAATCCTACAGCACTAGCAAAGTTATCCACTTCTTGTGTTGCGATACCTTGTAGGTGCATTGTAGCCCATGTTGCTAATACTAATAAACCTATAGCTGGTCGCATAAGTCTTACAATAGCTTCTACCCATGGATATGATGGATTACCACTACCTGCTTCATTCATCACTTTAAAGAACTCTAAGTCAATAGACTTCATTTGAGCATATTGTTCTATCGTAGCAGGTTTAAACTGATCTGGTGCTACAAACCTATTAATCAGTGACTTCCCTAAATCAACTGCTAAAGGTCCTAATGCTGCTAATATGGTTATTGGATCCATTATTTAACCTCTACTGGATAGAATCTATCAACAGGAAACTCACTAAAGTCTCCACCTTCCCATTGAATATTAATTAAGTTTCCATTAGGAGACCAACAAGCTTTTAATACTTGCTTATCTATTCTTTGAGCTACTGCTCTAAATCCTTTTGTAGGGCATTTTTCTTTAGAAAGAACAATACGAACATTCTCATTATATTGCATTACCATATATTCTTCTGCTTCTACATGATGAATATAAAATAAAGTAATTAATACTAGAAGTAAATATATTAAATGTTTCATTAAAATGTTTTCCTATTAAATTTATATAATTTACAAACTTCATTAGCTAACTCTTCAAAGTCACCATCATGGTTAGCATACTTATTAGTATATTTATTTCTAGTATATAACAATACATGAATCATCTCATGTATAAGTACTTCGGACATTTTCTTTAAACTATTTTGTCTATTCTCTATATGAATAGTCATATTACTTGGTGTGAACAACCCATCACAATCATCTGAATCCATCACTTCAAACCTCATTTTAAGAGGTGAAGGCATAGGGTATCTATTAAATGGTGGAAGCTTTATAAATGCACTATATAAGTGTCGTAAAGTTTTTTTATTTAATAGACCAACCATGCGACATAGCCCACATATAAACTAATGCCGCAAGAGCTAAAGCTCCAATACTACGAAGAGACCATCTACCAAACTTGGTAAATTGTTTGTCTAGCCATTCTTCTAAAGCCTCCTTAATGGCTTGTTTTTGTTCTTCTGGTGTCATTACTCACTCCAGTTTTGGTTATTTAAGGTTTCAATGAGTTGTTCTACTGTAGTAACACCAGTAATAACTTCTTCTAAACGATCAGATTCAGCAATAATGTTAGCTCTCTTTGTCACTACATCAGCTGGTACATCTACATTTCTTTCAGATTTACGGATAACATACCAATCGGTCTGTGCTAATAGTTTACCTGCTGTATCTTTAACTTGTGCAATAAACTGTGACTTTAAACCTTTAGTAGTATATTCTTTACCTTCTACAGTTTCAGTAACATCTTCTAATGCTTTAGGGTTATTAATATTACCATCCCAATAGAATCTATCATCAGCACGAATAGGGTCAGCTACCCATGTAATACCAATAGCTGCCTTCTGTTCTTCTGTCGCTTGGTTAAGCCAACCACTAGGATACTGTGTGCCATTAGCGTCATAGAAGGATGTGCCTTCTGGTAAGTGTTTTCCGTTTAATAAAAACATAATTTTTCCTTTGTTAAATTGTTACCTAGCCAAGCTATTTTTAAATGGGTTTTCTGCAAAGGCTGCATATATAATTGTATTGCCTGAACCATTGCTTAATGCAGAAGTTCCTCTCATTTTAAATCCATTAGAAAGTAAATCAATATAAGCTGTGCTTCCTGTATCTTCTGCTGCATTTAAGTCAGGATATAAATTTCCATCTGTTACATTATAAGGATTAGCTCTCTTATTATCTTTTATCATCCATGAATAAACTGCACTTGCATTTTTAAATAATACAAAAGCTGGTCTAAACCCTGTATAAACAAACGGACCATCAGCACTACCATTACCTGTGTAGCTTCCGAATTTGGAGTAACCTGCTATTTCTGCCCAAGTATAACAAACCATACTTGATGAACTTCTATTTGTTCTGCCATTTGAACCTAAATTAATAACTGTGCTTGTTGGTGCAGTTGAATTCCAAAATGTAGTATCTACTGCTTGAGCAGCTGTTCCATTTAGATATAAATAATATGTGGCATTAGTTAATGAAGTATGCCATACACACCATTCATCACCAGCAGTTGTTCTATTCTTAACAATAACCATTTTTGGTGCTACACCTAAACCATGACCTACAGTAGCATTAGCACCTGTTCCTGTATAAGTCACAATACTAAACCCAGCAGTTGTGTTTACAGATACAGTAGATGATATTGTGCCGCTGGTATTTGTGCTGGTGGAACCAGCTCCAGCTTGCCATTGCCAGCCTACATAGGTTCTTGTTGAAGTATTAAGTCCACTACTTGTAGGTGCAATACCATTAGATAAAAATGTTGATAATGTTCCAGAAGCATCCGCAGCAGTTGAATCACTTGCTAACCACACACTTGTTCCACGAACTGAATCTATAAGAACATTATTTGTTCCAGCAGTACTTCTACATTTAGCCCATAAAAAATCAGGTTTCATTGAACCACTATTAACAACTGTTTGAGAAGCATTCCCATCACCTGTCCATAGCGTTGCATCCATATACTTATTACCTTTTAATATAGTTGGATTTGGCAAGTTGAAGGTATTCAACGCCAAATACCCTGTAGGTGGTGTGTATGAGAATGGGCGTTGTCCAAAGTTGATGTTATATGTGGTAGATGATGATTGAACACACATTGGGTAAAGTGTTCCAGTGCCAGTTGATGTAACACTAATATTTCCTTGTGAAACATTATTTTTATAAAAAGTAAGTGTTGTTGTACTAGCATTATATGCAATACCAATAATATCGCCAGAAGTCCATGATGATCCATACGCAGAAGCACCTGAAGTTGTTTGCTTGTTACCATCAGAACGATATAGCCAAAAAGTTCCTGATGTAATACCTGCATTTACATTGTCATCTGCAATACCAATCATAGGAACTCCAGATAAACCTGTAACAACAAACTCATAATACCAACTTTCAGAAACCATACCAAAAGTGCCACGACATGAACTTGTGCCAGCAATAGACAAGTTTCCATTTGTTGGATTTGATGAACGAGTTTGGTCTAAAGGATTCAACACACAATAATTAGCCACAGTCGCACTTGTATTAGTAGGGCTATCTGTCATAGCATCATAAGTTGTGCCACTTGTTACAGATATATTGTTAGTATTCCAATAGTTTCCGTTGCCTGAATAGTCTTTACCAAGTCCTGTATTAGAACCTGATGTTAGGGCTATGTTGCTAAAGTTAAGGTAGAAACCATTAGTGCCATAAGTGCCTGTGTATTTAGCTGGTTGCCATACGCCTGTGATTGCATTTGTAGAACCGAATGATGATGGTGTTAGGGCTTGTCCGTCAATAAAGTTTATTTCAGCCATGTAACCATCAAAATAACTAGAATATCCAATATATTGTGCAACATTGTTATTAAGTGCTAAATTTGAATTTTGTGGAACATAATTAGCAGTTAAAAAAGCTGTTACTTGAGTGCCATTAACATATACTTTAATTCTATTAGAAGCTGTAGCTTGAGTTGTATCTATAGCAACTACAATGTGATACCAAGCAGATGGATCACGAAATACTTGACTTGTACTTAATGAATAATTTGTTGCACCTACTTTTAAAAATACATCAAATGTTTGATTGTTTGAACTATTAAAATAAAGTGTTGCACTATTACTTGCGTCAGTAGTAGCATTTGTTAAATTATAATCCGCAGTTAAAGCACCTCGTTTAACCCAGAATGAATAAGTCATTATCTGTCTATTACCAGCACTAGCTGGAGTTCTATTTAGATAAGCACTAGCACTACTTCTAAAGCGAAGTGAGTTGTTTATATCATAGCCACCAGCAGAGATAGCATTACTATTATTTAAAATAGCCATTAACTCATTGCTCCACCAGTAGTTACATAAACATTAGTACCATCTGTAAAGTATGATAGTAAATATGTCCCTGCTGTTGATACAGTTGTTAAGAATGATGTATTTACTTTAGTTGTTGCTGCTGCAGTAACTGCATAACCACCTGTGTTTACTAATAATATATAGCCACTTTGACCTGCTGTAATGTTAGTAAATGTAAGTGCAAATGTAGCTGTAGGTGTGCATTTGAAGTTGTTAGTAACAGACATATCAAACGAACCATCATTATCAGTAGTGACTGTACCTCTTTGTGATGCTGTAAATGTTTGTAGTGTGTTTATAAATGCTGTATTAGCATTATAAGCCTGAACATCTGTTCCAATAGCTAAACCTAAAAATGATCTTGCTGCAGATCCACCAGCACCTAATGTGGTTAAGTCTGCATCATAGGCTTGAATTGTTGTGCCAATAGCACTTGCATAATTACCCCAACTATAAGCTGTATCCCATTGACTTTGTTTTGTAGTTGTTGGAATTGAATACCCAGCAGAGTATGTAAAAACTAATGTACCTGAAGAAGTTATTGGACTTCCTGATACTGTTAAACCTGTAGGTACTGTTGCTGCAATTGATGTTACTGTACCTGCACCTGGAGTAAAGCCTAATGCAGTAGTTACATCACCTGATGTTAAAGTAATTGCCCCTGTTCTTGTATTAAAAGAACTTACAGAACCTGAAACTGTAAATGCAGCAGGATTCCATGCATTTCCATCCCATACAAGTAAAGAATTAGATGTTGTATTCCAATAAAGAGCACCAGTAAGTAAAGCATTTCCATCATTATCTACTGAAGGATTACTAGCTTTAGCTCCTAAATACCTATCATCAAATGAATCATAAGATGCAGCAGCATTTGAAGCACTAGTAGCCGCAGCACTTTGACTTGCTAAAGCAGCAGAAGCTGCAGCTAAAGCAATTGTAGCTTCTGATGTTGCATCTGTTGTAGCATCACCTGATCCTCCAGGTCCACGATAAATTGCCATGATATTCCTTATTTAAAGAATTTGTCTAAGATGCCTTCTTTTTTTTCTTTAGTTGCTTTTGGTTTATCTGTTTTTTCTTTAACAGTTTCCTTAACAGCTTCCCATACTTGATTTGCTTCATAAGCTTTAATATCAGCTTTATTATGAGCAAAATGAATTTCACCTGATTGTTTATTGATAAATTGCATTATGGTCTCCTTAGTTATCTTTATGGATACTAGTTAATACCCATAAAAATAGCCCCTCTTGCGAAGGGCTAAGTTACATTAAGCAGGAACAGCTAATGCAAAGCAAGATGAATCACGAAGCTCAGCAACACCATAGAGAGTATCTGCAGTGTAAAGTGTACCTAAGTACTCTTGTTTATATTGAGTTTGTGAACGAACACCTTGTTGTTCAACTAGAACTGCTGAGTCTTTATGACCTAATAGACAGATTCTAGCTGCACCAGTTGCTGTATCAGCATTAGAAGAAACAAACACTGGAATACCATAAAGGTTACCAATTTCACCATTACGAATTGTGTTGTTACCACCAGCTTCACCAACAAATGCTTGTTCTGTATAACGAGCAAGACCCATTAATGTATTGCGTGCTGAAGGAGGAATAATGAAAAAACGACCATCCATTGGAACATCGTTATCATCTAATCTTTGAATTGTTCTACGGATTGCAGCATCAGTTAATGCAGAAGCATTTGGAGAACCTGATGTGTAAGCAGTAGTACCATCACCACCAATATAAGCACCACTGTAAGTAGCACCTGATCCACCATTAAATGTACGACCTAATTGAATTAATGATGTATCAACTTGTTTAGCTAAAGCATAACCAGCGTCATCTGTATAGAAACGACGAAGTGATGATAAAGCTTGAACTTCTACAATATCTTCAATTAAGCGTGAATATTCATAGTGTTTATCAATTGTTACTGCTACATCGCCTTCAGTAGCTGCTTGTAAAGCAACTTGTGAGTTAGCTGCTTTTAATGAAGCTGTACCACGAGTTGGTGAAGGAATATGAACTGTGTCACCTTTTTTACCAACGAAAGACATTTTTTTAAAGAGATTAGCTGCTACAAGATTTTTTTTGTAGGCAGCTACAATCTCGTCACTCCATACTTCAGGAATGAAGGTTGCTGCTGTTGTTGTTGTTACTTGATTTGAGCCTAAAGCCATGATAAATCCTTTTCTTTAATGTTAAATTACACGACCCTCTCGATAGGCTGCCATAATTTCATTTGACATGGCATCATATCTATCAGGATCAGTTTGCATAAGTTTAATAATATCGCTTCTACGATACTTCTTTTTAGCGACAGATTCAGTAGTCCCATTATTAGTACCAATATCAGCAGCTTTTAATTGCTGTTCTCGATCAACTTTGGATGTTTCTGCTACTTTTTTAGTGATAGATTGTTTCTCATTCCAAGTAGAGAGAAGTTCTTTTGCAGAATCATAATCAAACTGCGTTTCTGCTCTAGCGAATAACTCTGTTCGGACTTTAGAAGACTTAATCCAATCTGCAAAATCAGATGATTGAACAATATCTTGCACATTAGGAAACTCACTTCTAAGCTGAGCAAGAGTTTGTTCTCTCTTCATTAATAATGCTTGTTCTTGAGCTTGCTTAATTGCAGGATGATTGTCAATTGCCCTATTTACTGCTGTCTTAGGTTCAACAAAAAAATCATCATCACTAACTGTCGGTTCGTTTACTTTTGACTCTTTAGCTGTTTGTGTTTTAATAAAATCATCCACAACTTTGCGTAACTCACCTACTTCACTACCTTGACGACCTATTAACTTTTCAGCTTCTTGGTGCATCGCAACAATGTCTTTAAGTGACTTACCCTTATATTTGTCAGGGATATCTTCTACTTTGGGTTCTTCTTTAGGTGGATCTTCTTTGATGTCTTTTGCAACACCAGGTTGTAACTCTTCTAAAGGAGAAGTCTCCATTGTATTTTCTAAAACTTCATCTAAAAACTCTGCCATATTATTTCTCCTGTGCGGTTAGCATTGTAGGAAAGAATCTAAGCGGCATTCTGCTTAAGTTCTTCAGCCAGCTTTTGTTTATGCTTTTTCTCCCAAGCAGCGGCTGCACCTGGAAAGCTTCCTGAATACCCCTCTAATTTAGCTCTAGGTGCACTGATAAGTTTATCAGCATTAGAACTACATTTAGGACAAGGTAGCGTCTGTGTGTATTCGGTTAGCTCTTCAAAGTAATGATTACAATGAGAGCATTGGAACTCATACATCCGTTTCAAGTTGTAACTCCTCATAAGATTGTTCAGACGCTGTTTTAAGCGTCAAGATCCATTGAAGAATATCTAGTTGACCTTTTCGTTTATGAAACTCTTCAAACGAATCAGCCGTATTAATTTTATTGTATGTATCAAATAAGTTTTGAGTATCTTCTATGAAGTCCACCCATCCTTGAGAAGACATCATAGAAAATCTATTTTCATAATAATCTTGTAATTCTCTATCCAAACTATT